TTGATGGAAGCTGTTGGTTCATCTACTGGTTATATTACACAAGCAAATGATGTAACCAAATACAACATTCCTATTGAAACAATGAAACAAGTGCTTATTGAAATGCTCAATGCTTATGCTCAATGTCATGCGCATAAACAGGAGCTACGGAAACTCATCAATAACGCACAAACAGAAGAAGAACTGGCCGAGATAACTATATCTTGGCCAGTTTAAGTTTTACCAGAAAGAATCTGCTCTATTTTTATTTCTTGAAAGGAGAAATGCTTTATGGATTATGCTAGTAAAAAAGATGTAGCTAAATATAATCAAATGGCTGTAACTGCGGAAGAGGCGTATAAGCCCATTCTCAAAGCGATTGCGAAAGAAGAATGGTCTCATGCAGAGCGCCTTAAAGAAATTCTCTATGACATGGACGGAACGCTGAATCAGTGTGAGCTTGCCGCCCGTAATGAGGCTAAAAATTCCATTGAAGGGAGCAAATAAAAATAGCTGATAACTGTAACTGCGGCCCGACTTGTGTCGGTGGCTTGACTTGCCACTGTGGTAATTGTGGTTCGTCTACGCCTGTTGATACGCCTACTTATATCTGCCCTCATTGTGGCAGTTCTAACTGCACCTGTTGTCAGACTCCCGAACAGACTCTTCCTGAGACTCATCGTGTTCAGCGTCTGATTGCTCCGTCTCGTGATACCCACACAAACTGGAACGATAAAGACCCTATTATCAAAGAAGGTGTTCTGGGTTACACGAAAGACCGTCTGTTTAACGGCAGTCTGGAATATTTCATCGGTGACGGAGTACACAAATACTCTGAGTTGACTAAATATGCTGCGGCTGAAGCTAGTACGTCTAAGAAAGCAAACACGCTTGTACTTCGTAATGATAATGGCAAGATTGATAAAGCGTCTTTGCCTGATGACCTCACTGACCTTGTGACTATTCCTGATGCTACCCCTACCATTAAAGGTATTGTTAAAGCATCTACGACTAAAGCCGCAGACAATGCTGTTAAGTCCGACGCTGATGGTGGTCTAGATGGGTGGAAAGACGCAATCATCGATGCAATCATTGCTGATGATGGTAGCGGTGGTCTGAGTCAAGGAGCAGACGGGAATCTGGAAGTTGACTTTGATGCAATGTATATGCATAACAGATCAAAGTTTGAGGCATTGCTCAAGTCATTAAAAATGCAAATTCCGCTTGAAGCTGATACGGACTTTTATGTTGACACAAATCACGCAAATGCAGCAGACGCGATTGTTGACGGACGTGGAACGCAGAACCTGCCGTTCAAAACAATCCAAGCCTGTGTAAATTTTGTTACCCAGAATTACGCTCTTGGCCCATATAAGGTTACGATTTATGTGGCAGAGGGAACATATACCGAAAATGTGTCACTTCCTGGATACACAACGACTTCTGGGTATATTATACTTCGCGCCTTGGATTACGCTCATCCACCGACGGTAATTAATAGTAGTGGTGTAAGTAGTGTATTTGGAATCTCTGGTAATAGATGGGACCTTAAACGTCTTATTATAAACGGACGATTTGCCGATAATGGAGATGGCAACCCTCACTATTCTTCATGTGTTAGTGCTAGTAGTAGTACTGCTTCAATTAATATTTATGGTTGTACGATTTCAGCAGAGTATGTTGGTGAAACTCCTGTGGCAACAACTGATATTAGAGTTTTAGCTGTTGATAGTGGGGCTGCAATAGGTCTGCAAGCACTGAGCGAATACCAGAACTCGTTGTCGTGTGTGCAAAGAAGTGCTTCTCATGCATATTTCTTCTACGGGGCGCGTTCAAGTAGATTCATATCTGTCCGTAGTCGAGTAGAAAACACAGGTGTTGAATATAGTTATCCGTGTAGTGGCACGGCAAATGCCTTCTGTTACTTGACCGATGGTTGCGCGTTCCAAGTCGGTGGTTCTGGTACTACACCTCAGTTCTCTGGTTCAATTACTGGTAAAGCATACGTCATTTCTGGTGGTTCATCTATTACCTTGCCCCCGGGAGGTTTCCCCGGTGACGTGGAAACGAGTACCAAAGAAACTGACACATATTGTTGGGTACGCTAAAATAACAGTAAAGGAGCAATCCACGCGATGGATGACAAGACTGTAATGCAAGACCTTGTACCTTTCATTGTCCTTGGTGGCCTTGGTGGAGCAGTACGCAGTCTTAATGAAAAAGAACCGTGGAAACTAGTTCTTATTAGGATTGTTACAGGTTCTTTCTTCGCCACTCTTGGTGGTCTCCTCAGTGAGGTCACTGGATTTCCTCTGAGTGTTCAGTATGCTATTGCAGGGGCAATCGGCTGCTGTGCTAGTGAAATCATGCGTACTATCCAAGACCATCTTCCTAGTGTTATTGGTAAGAAAATTGACGATACCCAAACTCACAAATAAGCAAAAGGAAATAGCCCTCATCGCAATCGCGGTGGGGGCTTTATTGTATCTGTGGTTTGTTAAGGACACACCTGTCCCTAGCACAAAACACATAACAACTGTTGTCGAAGAGCACAAAAAAGAGGTGAAGAACCTTGAAGAGCAAATCAAAGAAATCCGTAAAGAGACTGATGCGAACGTTCCTAAAGCTGAGTCTCTTGACATTGACCCTCTCGTTGATTGGTTCAACGGCTGGTTACGCAGTCGTGAAGAAGATCGACGAGAACACCGCATCGATTACTAAAGCTGATCTTAATGAAATCCGACAGACCATCAAAGAAGCTGAATATCTCAGAGAAGCACTCAAGCGAGAACGCGCCGCCTATGACGAACTCGCAGCTTCAAGAGCTTATCTCGACGCTGAGAGAGACGCCGAAGTTAAATCCCTCCGATCTGCACTGCGTGCAAAAGAGAGGAAGGAGCGACTTCCGCACCTCATCGTCTTTGCAGAGACGGCCCGCAGCCGACAGTACGAGAGTGATTACCGCCTCGGGCTACGTCTGGAATGGAGACTTTTCTAATGAAAGCAACAGAAGCAAGAATGGGAGACCTTCACGGCCTCACCGCCGAACTGCTTATCACCCAGCTCGGCCAGATGCAGCGGGGCGAGATCGAACCCGACCCACGCCTTATAGCGAACGCGATTAAATTCCTCAAAGACAACAACGTAGAGTGTACCTCCGACGACATGAAGAACATGCTCGGCCTCGAAGGACTCACCCTGCCTGAATTTAAAATCTCTGACCTCGAAGGAGTGTCCTAAATGCCGTTCTATACCATGCCGTCAGAAGCTGATCTGTCCTGCATCGCCTATAAGGGCCTTGCAGATAACTACCTCAATGAACTTGCCGCACAGCTTGGCAAAGAGCCTGAGCAGATCACAGCCTGCATCATCAAGGCCGTTCTCAAAGCGTCTCTAAAAGACAACATCTTTACACAGGTCTTCAAAGACAGTCTTGACACCCCCAGAGCCGTCTTCGGCATGTCCGTCAGCGGCTGCGTCTCTTTTGCCGAGACCGCAGGCGTAGACCCGATGATGCGCGTCAAGTGGGCGCGTGCTCACAAGTTGCTGTTCATTATGCTGCGCCGCGCTACGGGCCTCACGCCGTGGTGCTACTCAGACAGTCGCAACGGCAAGGCTAACCGGCTCCTGACATGGTTCAACTTCAAGCATATCCCAGAGAAAGACATCACCATCAATGGCGTCCCCTTCTACTATTATGAACACCAGCTATCCGTGGCAGAATCCGAAGCTGACTGATTTCCGGGCGTTCCTCTACGTCGTCTGGAAACACCTCGCTCTTCCTGACCCTACACCGCTCCAGTATGACATCGCCAACTACCTCCAGACAGGCCCAAAGCGAAAGATCATCCAAGCCTTTCGAGGCGTCGGCAAAAGCTGGATAACATCAGCCTATACCCTCTGGAGATTGTATTGGAATCCACAACTCAACATCCTCGTCGTCTCAGCGTCCAAGGAACGCGCCGATGCGTTCTCCACCTTCACCATGCGCCTCATCTCCGAGATGGACCTTCTCGCTCCTCTCATGCCCGACTTTGCCCGTGGACAGCGCTCCTCAAAGATCGCTTTCGACGTAGGCCCCGCTCGTGCATCACACGCTCCAAGCGTCAAGAGCGCTGGCATCTTCGGTCAGATCACCGGAAGCCGTGCCGACATCATCATCGCAGATGACGTGGAGATCACCAACAACAGCTACACCCAGATGATGCGCGACAAGCTCAGCGAAGCCGTCAAAGAGTTCGACGCTATCCTCAAGCCCGAAGGTGATACCGAGATCACGTACCTGGGTACGCCACAGGTCGAAATGAGCCTTTACAACACCCTCCGTGATCGCGGCTACTCAACACGCATCTGGCCTGCTCGTGTGCCTGACAACGCCAAGCGCCTTGTCTACGGTGAACGCCTTGCCCCTTACATCGCAAAGATGGAGAACACAGGCCATACCACTGACCCACAGCGCTTCTCTGACGGTGATCTTCGTGAGCGTGAAGCGTCCTATGGACGTTCAGGCTTTGCCCTCCAGTTCATGCTCGACACCTCACTCAGCGATGCAGAGCGCTTCCCTCTTCGCCTCTCTGATCTGTCCGTCATGCCTCTTGACAAAGAAGTTGCCCCTGAGAAAGTCGTCTGGTCCTCTGGCCCGGAACTGCTCATCAAAGACCTTCCCAGCGCGGGCTTTACAGGTGACGGCTACCACCGTCCAATGGCTGTGCAGGGCGAGTTTAGAGAATACACAGGCAGCGTCATGTTCATCGACCCATCAGGCCGAGGCAAAGATGAAACCGCCTACGCCGTCGTCAAGATGCTCAACGGACAGCTCTTCGTCACCGCCTGTTGCGGCCACACTGACGGTTATGCAGAGCGCGGTATGAGGCATCTTGTCCGTGTCGCTAAAGACAACAACGTTAATCGTATCCTCATCGAGTCCAACTTCGGTGACGGCATGTTCCAAGAACTGCTCAGGCCCTATCTCAACGAGGAATACCCTGTCGCTACCGAAGAAGTACGTTCCTCTAAACAAAAGGAACTCCGCATCATCGATACGCTCGAACCCGTTATGAACCAGCACCGCCTCATCTTCGACCGTTCTGTGATCGAAGAGGATTATCGCTCTATCGAAAAATATCCCGAAGAGCGAGCCAGAGAATATCTTCTTGGCTACCAGATGACCCGCATCACCCGCGAGCGCGGTGCTCTCATCCACGATGACCGTCTCGATGCTCTGGCCGGAGCCGTGGCCTATTGGATTGAAGCAATGGGAATCGACCAGCAGGCCGAAATCCTTGAACAGCGTAAAGCCGACCTTGAAGCCGCCGTCAAAATCTTTGCCATGCCTGCCAAGGCTGACGACAAAGCCTTTGATATGTTCTGCATCACAGGCGATGCTCAAAAGGTCATGAATCTTACAGAAAGCGAGGTTTGTGTCTTCGCAGACCCAATGAACATATATGAAAAAAGTTAGAATCCGTGACTATGAACGCGAATACCGCATGTACCACGCCAAGCCCGAACAGAGACACAAACGCTCTCTCCGCAATCAGGCAAGGCGTCGTCTTGGTCTTCGCGTCGGAGACCCCAGAGAGGCAGATCATATTAAGCCTCTGGATAAAGGAGGCAGCAATGCCAGAACAAATCTTAGAGCCGTGTCCCGCACGACCAACAGAAAGAAGTTCAACCACTGATGTGTATTGACCCTATGAGTTTAGGCGCTATTGCCGGAACCCTCAGTACCACCATGCAGGCCGCATCAGCGGTAATGGGTGTCATGGGTGCCGTCAATCAGTACAATCAACAGAATCAGATTTATGCTCAGAACAGAGCGGCGGCGAGTGATGCCGCTATCCGTGAAACGGATGCTGAACTTGCGCGTCAAAGCGAAGAAGCAGCCAATAATACCCGCAAACGAATGGAAGCTCTGCGACAGGGCAGACTTGCTCAAGGGACTGCTCTGGCTTCGTCCCAGAACGAAGGAAACAGCACTAACCTTGTGATGCGTGATATTGCTCGTCAGGTCTATAACCAGATCAATATTACTGATGCCAACCAGAAGATTCAGCAGCAGCAAGGCTTATCTAACCTTGAAGCGATTGGAGCACAGTACAAAAATCGTGTCGGTTCTGTTGCTCCCGGCAACCCTGATTCACTGCTCGCTTCTGTTGTCTCTGGCGTCGGTAAGACGTTCAGCCTCTATTCTGGCCTGTCTGATCTCAAGAATCCCATGAGCACAGAAATGGGAGGCGGCAATATTACTTATGTACCACAAACACTTGGTACAGGTAATTTCTACCAAACGGACTGGAATACGAACAAGCTCACCGTACCGTATACCCGTTCTAAATCCATCGGTTATGGAGGGGCTTTATAAATGAGAATTGCTGACTATATCAGACCTACCCGCATTGTTGGACAAGTCAACGGCCAGACGGTTACTGACGCTGTACGCCAGCCAGTTAACACTTACGTCCGTCCTTATGCCCGTAACGGCAGCAATCTTGAAGTGCTTACGGAAGCTCTTGATAAATGGTCCCCTCAATTCCATGCCTATGCAGTAAAAGCTCGTGACGCTCAGTTCAAAAAAGACGTAGCAGAGGGCATGGCCTTGATGGAAAACCTTGCTGCACAGGGACACGACCCGCTTGATATGCGGATGCCTGAAATCCGCGAACTAGTCAAAAACGGCCATGCCGGAAAGCTCGCCGCTCTTAATCGAGCACACGAACACGGTATCAACATCGTCCAGATGGACACTGCCGCAAAAGGCTTACAGGGATATATGGACGATTGGTTCAAGAACGCTATGGTCGAAAAAGACGGCGTTCAGTACCATGTGTATGAGATCAATGACCCTATGGAGTTTGAACGTGCCTTTACACTGGAAGCTGCTAAAAGGTTCAATGAAATCACTGGCGGTCAGTACGATGCAGCTCTGTATGAAAAGTATTACCTCCCGAAGCTGAACGAAGCTCGTCAGAACACAGAAAAGCAGTACATCGCTCAGAAAGCTAAAATAAAGAAACTCAAAACAAATCAGGTATTTAGTGCAAATCTCAATAACGGTATCGTGCAAAAACTCAAAAACGGCACATACCTCAAGGACCCTGCCTTTGTCGATAAATTTGCACAAGAACTGAATACCGTGTACGAAGCTGTGACTCAACTCACTGACGAAGAAAATGCCGCAGAACTTCTCAAGGATTACGTAAGTAATCTCATGATTAACGGCACTGAAAGCCAGATCAACGCTGTTGAAAAAGCCATTAACAAGACCATGCTCGCTGTAAACCCTGATAAGATGCAGAGCGTTTCGCAGAAAGCGCAACAGCAGCGTTTCTTTTGGCAAAGAGAACGTGATTTTGCTGAACGCAAATTGGAACGTCTTGAAGCCAAACGAGACAGAGCACGGCAGGCTCATCTTCTTGGGGCGCTGATAATGCAAGGCATTACAGCCGATAGAAACAGTGTGATTGATGCTATTTCAGCCAATCCTCAAGATGCCCGTATCGTTATGTCCGCTGTAAGTTTCAACGAAAAATACAATGAAAAAGAAAGACAGCAGACTCTTGAACAGGTGAATACAGGCACGTGTCCTCCAGATAAGATCAATGACTTACCTATTACCCCTGAACAAAAAGCCAAGCTGAAAAAAGAATACAACAAAAACATGAAAGGCATCACAAAAGAAGCAACTGACGTTCCTATTATTAAGCAAGCTCTCGAAAACGCAGGGCTTATCAAAAAAAGCAACAGCTTCATAAGAAGTTTTGACCCTGTTGATTCTGTAAGTCTTAGCTATTTCAATACTGCTTATAATTTAGCCGAAGCCGCAGAAATCACGCGAATCGGTCTTGATAAATTTCAGGATAACCCAGCTCAAGCACAGGCAGAACTTGACCGTTGGCGTCAATCTTTTGTCTCTACCGCAGAAGATTTGCGAACGCAAACAGGGATAGCTGATAAAGCAACTTTCGGTATCGGAAAGGTACGCGAGATTGTAGAGCGTCAGCGTCTTAAAATGTTTCCAAATAAAACACAGCCGATCGATTACCTGAAAGCCTTGAATAACGGTGATATGGCAAAGCTCTTAGAGAACAGACGCCTTAACCCTGTTGTATTGAGCATGTCAGACATTCTTGCATCGAATAAAGAAGCGTTTAAGCTGTCATTCGATGATCTCTACGCACAGGATACGGCATTTCGTCAGAACATCGAACAGGCTCAAAAAGCTCTTCTGAACAACTCAGCGCCCGTCATCATTAACGGAGAGCGTATCAACACGCTTGAACGCCTTTTTGAAATTCTTAAATACAGCACAATGGCTGTGGAGAAAGGTAAATAATGGATAAACAGCAACCAGAGAATAAACAAACGAACGTACCTTCTGAGCAGCCTCAGACAGAAAACGTCTCAAATCCTTCGGCCTCGGCTTCTTCTGGGACCGAAGGATTACGTTCACCATTTGAACTTGCTCAGACATATCAGGCACAAAACGCTGCTGAAAATCAGCAATCACTTACAACAGATTCTTTCACACTGCAAAACGCACCTGGCTATGAAATGTGGATGGGAGACCCCGAAACATACTCTTACACTGTTGAAGAGCTGCCGCGATGCAGTGTATCTGAACTAGGTTATTATGCTGTAGACGGCTTTCAGGGCGCTCTTGGTGGTGTTGGCAAAGGCATTGAAGAACTTACCGAAACATCAGCTCTTCTTGTAAATTGGGGGCTTCATCTTGGAGGAATCAATTACTCACTACCTACGGATTATGATTTTGTTCCTAATATACTCAAGCCTAAAACATGGTTAGGACGACTGACACAGGCCAGCGTCAGCTTTGCGACTAAAAGCTATGTTCTGGGAGCCGTTGGAGGACGTTTCTCGAAAGCATCTTCGCTTGCACAATCGGTTGTTGACGACGCAGCTTTAAAAACAAGCGTCGTCACGAAACTGCCTTACAAAGTCGTAAGTCCTGTAATGAATAGTGTTGCTAAAGGATTCTTTGTTGATCTCACCCGTAATCCTCGTGATGCGATTCGTTTCAGTGACTACTTTGCTCAGTGTGATTCCCCGTTCCTGAACAACATCATCACACAATCCCTAGCAACCAATCCGACCAATCCTGATGAATTAAATGAGCGAGTCAAAAACGCCTGTGAGGGTATCGTCACTAATGCAATGGCCGGGCTTATTGGTGTCTTTGCGAAGCAGCAGTGGTACAAGATGCATAATAAGATTTGGCCTAAATCTCTCGATGCTGACAGATTACGCTACGCTGAACAAGTCAGACAGGAATGTGAAGATTACGTTACATCCGGCAAGGTGCCTGAATATGGGAATCCTAAGGTAAAAACCGGAAGAAAAGCTGTGCAGGAAAAGCTCGAAAAAGAGTCTTTCTATACGCCTAAATCTGGTAAAGTCGATAACATTCTTATCCCCAATGCTGATAAGAAAGACACCCTGCTGAATCGCAACTATATGACTCCTACCGCTGCTCGTGTAACAACAGAGTTAGACAGACTCCAGCGTATAGACATAATGGCACGTGCTAATGAACTTGAAAACGGCGCTGAATGGAAAATTGATGCAACAAGCATTAAAAAACAAGCTAAAGCATGGGTAGACCGTTTGACGCCGCTTGAAGTCACAGAAGCAGCTCCTGAACTTGAAGAAGCTGCTGTGAGTGCCACCAATGAAGCGATGAAAAAGCAAATTAACCTTGCTGCTTTATATCAGCTTCGTGTAGCTCCTGATATTTATAGTTCATACGCTAAAATCATTACAGCTCAACAAAATGGTACAGTAACACAAGACATGGTAACAAACTTAGCAGAAGCACTTGCTAACGGTGTAAAAACTGGTGCTTGCCTTTACCGTGTACGTTCTCGTTTTGGTGCTCTTCTTGCATCGTTGAAGAATGTTTCAAACTATAAAGCACAAATCAACGAAGTGAAGACGACGCTTCTTGATATGTCTGACGATGAGATCAAGGCGACGTTCAACGCTCTTGACCCTGAGATCGTCGTAAAACTTGCTGGAACAATGAACGCTATCAGTGAAGCCGGAAACAGCACAGAAGCAATGGCATGGCTCATGAAAGCCAGTCAGGAGATTGTGAACGGCAATACAGAAAGCCTTATGCAGAGCATTGGTAAGAATCTTATCGACTGGCTGTACTTTTCTCGTCTGTCTGGTCTCAATACTCATATCAGAAACAGTATGGAGAACTTTGTACGTTCAGGCGCTATTGACCCTGCCGATACCTATTTCACGAGTCTGGCTCAAACAGGCAGCTTTGAACATGCAAACGGCAAACTTGCGGCAGGACTTTTAGGCTCAAAAGTCGGTTTTGAAAAAGCACGTCAGGCTGTTGCTCTTACTTGGAAATACGGTCAGCCTGTATTGGAGTCAAAGAATTCCCCCACTCTTAACATCAGTGCTTCTGATGCAGGATTGTTGAAAAAGATTCAGACAAGCATGACAAGTGATGCTCTACAAGCCGCTGATGAATTCTGGGCGCAGATCAACTACAGCAAAAAAGTCTATGAAGCTCTGTATGATATGCAGCACTCCCCTGAATGGAAACAGGCATTTAAAGGCGCTTCTAATGCCGTAAAAGAAGCGTATGCGACACTGTTTGTTCGTGGACATTACAGGGACAGTGCTATTGGCCCCGGTGTCGTTGCCCGCAGTATGACAGCTTCCCGAATCCTTGATACAAAGTGGAATATCGATTCTAAAAAACTGCTCAACGAGACCACGGATATACTCATGCAGACAGAGCATCCGGAACAGCGTTTTTATCAGTGGCTTACGGCTACAAAAAGACTGCCTTTCATCGGTCCGTTGATTCAGCCCTTTGTGCGCGTCACCTACAATCAGACTGCCGATATTGCGTGGAGACATAACCCGATTGGACTGCTCCGTCTTCTCGGCAATCCTGATCTCACTCCTGACGATAAAGCAAAAGTTTGGGGACAGTTCGCTACAACCTGCATCATGTTTACTGCTGGCGCTGAATTAGTAGCCGCAGGAAAGGTTACTGGCGGTGGTCCTCGTTCTGGTGCTGCACGAGCTGCTTGGCTTGAAATGGGCTATAAGCCGTATAGTTATATGTCTGATGATGGCACGATCATCCCTCTTGGCAACTTCTCAGCCGCAGCTCCTGCTATGCTTATCGCTGACATGTACGAACGTTTCTGGGATGTAGACCGGGATGACCCAGAAGGTGAAAGCATCTTTACCACAGCATTTAATGCGTTCACAGGCTACATGCTGGATAAATCCTTTGTCACTGGTCTGAATGATTTCATCAATGCGGTTAATAATCGTGATGGTGGTTATTTCATTCAGAATAATATTGCCTCGATGTTCACCCCTAATGCCCTCACAACCTTACGCAACATGACTGACTCTAGTGTACGTGAGCAGAAAGATAAGGTTGCCGGACTTCCTACAGGACAGATCATGAACCGTTTACCCGGTCTGTCTTATGCCAAGCCTGTTAAATATAGCTGGCTTACTGGTGATCCTGTAGAAGATGCCTTTACAGGTGGACTTGGTGAATATGGTGGTACTCTGCGAATGATTCAGGCTGCTCTTTTGCCTATCTCCAAGAAAAAGAACATGACCGAAGAGGACAAGCTGTTCTTAGAGACAATGGCTAAAGTAGAGGGTGTATCTGCTCCTAAGCGTATCACAAGTCATAATGTTCCTCTTGACGATGAAGATTATAGTGAGTTCTGCAAGATCATGGGAACCATCAAGGTAGAAGGTCAAACTCTGAAAGAGCGCGTTGTTGACCTTGTTCAGTCCCCTACTTGGTCTACACTTGGCTCTAATCCGTCTGAATATCAGCTCTCCGAGAACAAGAACAGAGCAATCAAAAGGATTGTTGATGCTTATAAGGATGCAGCAGAAGCAAAGATGTTTGAACTTCATCCAGCAATGATGGAATACGCTGTTGAACACTATAATTGGGAGCAGCAGCATCAGTTTGATGAGTCACTTCCTGAACCTGTGTATCAAAAACTCGTATCTGAGTTTGAGTAAAAAGAAGACGCTGACCGTTTAGAGCGATCAGCGTCTTTTATTGTTTTTAACAATGTCTTGAGACCATGTTGGAGCTTTTTTAACAAGCCAGATACCGAGGATAAAGAGCAGAAGTAAAAGAACCTGTCCTTCTACAGTCGGAAACTCAATGTCATGTGTCGTAAAGAACTCAAAAATGAACTCAGCAATGATGTGTCCCATAGTCTTCCCTCCTTTTTGGCTATTTTAAGCCTCTATTGCCTGTTTTACAACCCCAATTTAGCATGTTTTTAGTGATTTGCCTTAAAATGGCCCGTAATCGTGTCAGGTTGAGATTGATTATGTTTTGATACTCTCATACCTAAAACGAAAGTTTGCCCCATTAGCGTTGATTCTAGGGGCATATTTTGTATGAGTGAATGTGTTTGGGGATGTAGGTTTGAGAATTGAGGGTGAAGGGGTGCAAAATTTTGGGTGAAAAATGTGAAACGGTATAGCGTTAAGCCCCCGAGGCCGAACCCCCCATACGGCATGCGCTGGACGGTATATCATACTGACGCGCTCTTCTTTTATATGCGCCGCAAGCGCTACAAGGGATTTAATATCACCTCTAAACCTAGCGTCAAACCTTGCAATTACTGGCATGACGCGCTGCCGATTGAACTTGATGATTGAACGTGCGGCCAGTTCAGAGCTGCAATATTCAAATTGAACGCATATAGCAAACAATAAACTCGTTGCTGCGCATTGTGAACAAAATTTCAATCTGTTCTTTTGTTTATATGTTTCGTCATTGTTAAACATCCGTTCACTTATCAACGTTACTACTATCTCACTTCTCAACCTAACAATCATCAAACATTCTTACCTCACAATCTCTTGATAATCAATAACATCAATTTCATTTACTATTCTGCTCGCGTGCGCACGCGCGCGCATGGGCGGCGCGTGGATATGGAACACGCAGCGCTCACATCATGCAAGTCTAGTATTTACAAGGTTTGCATGACTTGATAGCAGCCTAAAAATTTTCTCAAAAAAGAGTTTTTCATCGTAAAAATTCAGTAGTTGCAAGGCATGATACAACTTGTAGAAAATTTCTTTTATGCGAGCTTTTTCATATCATCCGCATTAAAACATGTGTATATTTCAGTTTTTGCAAGCCTTGACTAAACTTTTTACGCCTTAAAAATTTCGTGTTTTTTCTGCTTTTGTCTTTTTGTGCTCGTCAACTAATACAGCATTATCAAGACCTTACACCAATATTTTTATTTAACGCATACATCACCGCGCTAGTATCAGTCACGCTTTAGGCAACTTTGACAAGCCGCATCGTCTAGGTTAAGATAGTGGCAACGAAGCAAAGATTTGAGCTTCAAAATAACGGCAACCGGAAAGACGGCAAAGGGGGAATGCTATGGATATACCAGGGTAACGAGAATTGCAAAGGTCTTTATTTACAGTCTTGTTTACACTCTATTTCGTCGCTGAATAGGACACTAACAAGACCAAGGAATATAGACGGGATGCAATCGACCCAGACTAAAGCCGAAACGCTCTAAATGTCTGAAAGAACCTTGACAATTTAAAAATCCGCGAGAAGTCAAAAAGCAAAAAGGGATAGCCCAGGATACAGCACAAAGAACGCGCCGTGATGTGCAAAGGGTGAAAAATACAGCGTAAACACTCTGAACACTAGCGCAAAAGTCGAAAGACCGCTCCTATATTGTACGGAGTCCACTTTCCTGGGTCCGATATGCTTACACAGTTATTATCAACTCTGTGCAGCGGTGACGTGAAAAACGTCTTGAGCGAGCATTAAACACGATAGAAAACAGGCCCTAGACTGTAATTTATCGTTGTTAAAAACGCCCTAGAAAATAGCTGAAACGCTATGTCACAACGCGCGCGGCGATTGACTGAATTATTGAGTTAATCGCCGCGCAAGGTTTCACTAGTTTTTACAACTGATTAAAGCCGCTTGTTATCCTTTACTTTTATGAGGTGGATAACATGAAAAAGACTTTTACCCTTGATACAAAATCAATCGCCAGCATGTTTTACACGATTTACACTAACAACGTAAAACAGTCATGGATTGCAGAAGATTATCTGTATTCTTTAGGTTTTTCAGACGGTACACGGTTTCACGTTATGTATTGCGCTTATGTACATTATACGCACAACGCAACGTTTGAAAAAGCTATTAAAAACATATCGTTTTTCTTAGAGAACACGATATAGAAAACGACAAATAACAAAAAAACAAAACAAGCGGCTTTAATCAGTTGTAAAAACTAAATCGAAAGGACGGCAAAAGCAATGGCAATTACCATTACAGACCAAGAAGCAAAGCGCGTTTTTGAGTGGCTTAAATCACTGGACGATGAAACACTCTTGAAAGTTTGGAACTATTACGCCAGTGAGGCCGACGTTATGGAAAAGTATATCTATATCAACGATGAATACTTTTTCAAAGAGATGTATTATAACTCGTCTGATGAAGCCGTTAAAGCCTGGTATTTCGGAAGCGATAAAAACAACTGGTATGATGATTATATCATGTTTGACGATGATGGCTACCTTGAAACAATCAGTAAAGACGACTTGCGCGGGGTAATTGAGTATATGATCGATGATTATGTCGCCGATTATATCTGGAAAAATGCGGAAAAGTTTACTGAATACGGTTTCACAAAAGAAAACTCAGTAGCTTAACGAAAGGACGGCTATAAAATGCAAATCATCAATGGCAAACAGGTTTTTGAGAAAAGTGATTATGCGGAAATTATCGAACATCTTAGAACGGTGTATGAACACAAAACACCTTTTGTCGTAATTACCGAAGTTTCGCAGTCAGGTGAAACATTCTGGCGACGTTATTTCCTAATTCGTGACGGTTGGCTCGATAATATCACGCCTGAGATTGCTTACCTTAAACACAAAAAACTTGACGAAAAACACGACCGAGCAATGAAAACGGATAACTATCGGTTTGAAGATTGGTACTACTTTATCGAAATGCTTTGGAACAAATACCCTAATTTGTTTGAAAATGAAAAAGAAAAGCGGAATATTCAACAGTGTGCTAACTATGCACAGGAATTCTAAGAAAGGATGATTGAGAATGACAAGACGTGAAGCAATCGAAAAACAGTTTTACAACTTTTCAGATCGTAAAAAAGTCTGTCTTTGGAATCACTACTGTCTAAACGGCACGGCAAGCCCCTTTATTTACTCGTTCGACGATCCTGAAACCTTTATCAAACAACATTACAAAGACCCTTATGAAGCCTTTTGTGCTGGCAAGTTTGGCAAGGTCTCATTTAATGCCGATTGGATTGCATTTAATGGATATAAAAATCTTGTCACAGAACACAATCCTGTATTTTTTATGTGTGTAGATGATTTGTTCACTGCGATTGATGAAAATTTCGATGAATATGCAGAATACTTTAACATTGATGAAAGTGAGGATGAATAGCAATGCTCACTGACAACGGTAAAAACCTTTACGGTGTCTATTGGACTTCTGGTATTTCTTCACAGCTCCTTGGTATTTATGACGCTTCTAACTATGACGCTTTTAACGGTGATGTACTGCAACAGTTCGCAGAAGATAACAACTGTCTTGACTTCACAGATTATATCGATGGAATTATCAACGAACAACACGGCGCTGAACTTGACGACTGCAAAACAACTGCTGAATACGATAAACTATATGACGAACTGTTTGAACAAGAAGCTGCTTGCTACTCCGTTCAGCCTGTCGAAATCTCTCTTAAACACTAAACAATCCCAAGAAGGTCGGTGAAATACATGTTGTTTGGATTCGCAGATAACACTTACACAGGCATTTTCTACCAGTTCTATAAGACTGATGACGATTATCAGGAATGGGAAGAAAAGTTTACCTTCTCAACACAGAAAGAATTCTTTGAAGGTCTGTACAAGTTGTATCCTTACTTGAAAGAAGATGATCTCGGCTGCACCTGGCGTCATTCAGAATCAACGCCTGACGACTGTGTACAGATTGATATTTCAATCGGTCTTGACAAGGATGAAGAGCCTATTGAAACAATGATGGGCTTGTCGTTCTTAAAAGATGTTGGATTCGTGGATATTTACCCTGACAAATGGGAAGGTGAAGAATAATGCTCGATTATGTCAGAGTTGAAACACCTAACGGAGAAACTCTTCTTGACTTCTCAAACGAGAATCATGTACGTAACATGTTTGGACAATACGGAAGTGAATTCATTAACAGAATTCTTTACGGTAATGAAGAAGAACATGAAGAATTAGAAGCGCTGCGAGAAGAGAATGCACAGTATGAACGTGAAATTGACGGATACAGACAAGGACTTCTTGATACAAGAGACGAAATTGAAGGTGTAATTTCAATGATACTAACATCAAAACGCCTTGATAAAAGCAAAGCAGTACGCTATTTACAGAATGCGTTCGATAATATCAACAACAATTACCTTTAGAAAGGACAAATAGCAATGTCTGAAATCAAAATCACATTCAAAAAAGCTGAGCAATACAACCTTTGGAAAAGCATTCTTTCATGTTCAAAATACAGAACATGCGGTGTTGCATACAATAAAAACGGATACCTTTATGTCACAGATGGGATGCGGATATTGGGCTTTTACAGTGGTGATTTTATTCCTGACCTTAAATGTAACACCTCATACAAAATGACCGGAGCAAAGAACAAAGTCATTACCTTAGAAGTTGCAATGGATGCGACACTACTCAATCTCGAAAGTCTGATGCAGAATAACGCATTCAAGCCCCTTACACACGAATTCTTAATCAACTCGTGGCATGATTTGGAAATGAATTTTGCAATATACAACTACACTAAAGACTCAGCAAATGACTGGAACGGAATGCGTCATCAGTTCGCAGCACTCAATCATGATTATCTCATGGATGCAGCTTATGCAAAACTCTTTACAGTCATGGACACAGCAGAAATATTTAAGAACGGGTTGAGAATCAAATCATCAGGAACTGAACTTGAGATTCAAGGTAAAAAGATTTTCGGCACTGCTGAATATCTTTTGATGGGACTAATGACAAACGAACTTCTTATTAAAGAAAGGTGATAAACAATGATCTGCACAACTTCATTCGACTTTATGGGACACTTGGTACTCTGTCATTACGGTCGCACTGAACGTGAAAAGAAACTCGCCCATGAACTGAACGAACTGTCGATCAAAGAAACACTTGACGCAATCTTTACCAATAGCAAAAAGCTCTTGTCAGAAACGACAAGAGCTTAATTATTGAAAGGAGAAATAAACAATGGATAACTACTATTCGATGAGCTATACCAACACTGAGAACAAGCGTTTTGGCATGGGAGTAGAAGCTGTTACAGAACTGTATGCTCGTAATTTTATGTTCGCAGTAGCGAAAATCACAGACTTGATCTACCCTGAATCAGGTAATAATAATTGTAGCTATGTTGATTACGCTGTGCAAATTGCTAAACGTATGTGCGAATGCACAGCTAAAGCTCGAATCTCAATTAACACTGATCTGCCTAACGAAAACCTTGTTGTTATCGTACATTATCAGGATAAAGACGGAGACGAACAATTCTCACGTTGCTTTATCCGTCGAGTCAAGTAAAACAAATAAGGAAGAATATAATCCTATCACTTTCCGCGCGCGTCTGCCCTGGCTAAAGGGTGGACGCGCCTATTATAGAAAGAGGAAATAAACACAATGGCATATATTGATTTCAAACAGCCGCTTGACATTAAAGAGCTGAACGGTATGAAACATTACGTCGCGAAAGAGTTTTGTATTAACGCTGAGGATGTCACAGAGCGTATGGCACGAGCTATTTGTTTGAGCTATGGCGTAACAGTGTTCATTTATTTCTTAGGGGTTAAACAAGTTCGTATCTCTGCTATCTCGAAACCTTTAGCAAACGACTTTAAAAGAGCGCTTGAAAACGTCGGTTGTCAGGTAAAAGAAATCGTTATCAGTCACTGAAAGGGGAATTCCAACATGTACAAATTTTACATCTACGCTTTTGACGCACTTGATCTTGTCATTCACGAAGATGAAACAAAGCGCGGTCATTATATGGATTTGCCGCCTTACGATAAATACTACGCCGGTTCGATTTTTGAAGAAGATGTACTCAATGAAGGCATTTGGGATATTGCCAACATGAACGCTGCACTTGTTCAAGAAGTCCCTGCGCTTAAAAATATCGCTCTGCTTCCTGACTTTGATGAAAATGACTCTGAGCTTATTTATCTGTATAAGTACATCGGCAGATACCGTCTTTACGTCGGTGAACTGAGAAAGTGTTAAGGAAGTGTGATATAATGACGCCAACTTTAAATGAAGGGGTTGGCACGGACATGGCAATGCTTAAAGTCTTTAAGAGATACTTCAAACTCAAAAATGAAATGAATGAGATTGAAGAGACGGTTAAGCAATATGGATTTAAAAGTGTTGAAGCATGTATTGTGTTCATGACCATTGCTGAAAGTCCAAAACCCTGCCTGCGTAAAGAAATCGAAGCTAAATCCACAGTTGGAGGTTCTTCTGCAACAATTCTCTTGCGTTTAATTGAAGAGAAACTAATCCGCAGTGTAGAAGACCCAAGCGATTCACGAAGTAAAACCTTAAAACGTCTTCTCTATTCTGCTACACCAAACGGCTTAGAACTATATGAAAAACTTAAATCTCAGTTACAATAGGAGGATTCGACAATGAAAAAGGTAATCGACGGAAAGTGCTACAACACGGAAACGGCAGAAGAATGCGCACGTTGGAGTAATAATCTTTCAACGAACGATTTTCACTACTGCTCTGAAACACTTTATCGGACGCGAAAAGGTGCGTATTTCCTGTTTGGTAAAGGCGGTGCTGCGTCACGCTATTCTGAACCGGTCGGCAATATGCGGGGTGCGGGTACTAAGATCGTTCCTCTTACCGAGAATGAGGCTCGTTACTGGATGGAACAGCACTTCGACGGTGATGATTTTGAGGCCGTGTTTGGTGAAGTTGAAGAAGCATAAACAGCTAAAACAATAATAAATACACCATAGCTCGTTACCCTAACGGTAACGGGCTTTTATTTTTGGGAGTTGATACAATGTACACAGGCGTTTATAAGCGTGGCAACACATGGAAATGGGACATCACATGCCAAGGTCAGCGTCGATACGGTTATGAAAAGACCGAATACGCTGCGTTCCTTGCCCGTGAACATGCGCGAATGGCTATCGAAGAGAATCACAACACAGCCCTTGCTACTATCGGAGGTATCATTGATCTGCTGCTTAAAACCGACTGGAGCGCCGCTAACTGCAAGTCTCACGACTGGTACGTGCGCAATGCCAAGCTCATCTTGACATATTTTAAATCAAATAAGTCAACTAGTGAGATACGCACCGCCCAGATTACGGCGTATATCCTATACCTGAAAAACGAGTGCGGAAGCAGCAACGCAACAATCAATCGAAAACTCTCCATGCTATCAAAGATCATGCGCAAGTCCTACGAGCTTGGGTACATCACCTCCCCTCCTGTTATTCATAAACAGAAAGAGCCTCAAGGACGCTTGCGCTTTATCTCCGCAGAAGAAGAACAGAAGATGTTCAACTACTTCTTCACTCACGACTACTCTACCAGTGCTTATGCCGTTCAGGTATTACTTGATACCGGAATCCGTACTGGTGAACTGAGCAAGCTCACGATCTACGATGTGAATTGGGATAATGGAAAGCACGGCTCAATTACTTTGAAAGATACAAAGAATTCTGAAACTCGAATTGTCCCGTTGACAAAACGCGCTAAGAGTGCTTTGATGTGCTTACTTCATTCTTCCGAAGACGGTGAGCATTTCGTACCACAGAAAGATCAATGGATGCGTAACTCTTGGGACAGAATGAAAAAGGCTATTGGATTACAGGATGACGACGAGTTTGTGCCACACTGTTTGAGGCATACTTGTGCTTCACGTTTAGTTCAGCGCGGAGCACCTTTGTATACTGTTTCATTGTGGCTAGGACACAAGAGCATTGTAACTACAAAAAGATACGCTCATTTAAGACCGGAAGAGCTTTACAAAGTATCCGAACTGTTGGAAGTTGACGAAGAGTAAACAGAAATTTTTGGTTGAGATTTTTGGTTGAAATCGCATTCAACCAAAGCGTGTGAAGCCGCTCAGATGGTGGAAATGTGGTAGACACAAGAGACTTAAAATCCCTTGGCCTTACGCCGTGCGGGTTCGAGTCCCGCTCTGAGCACCAATTACATAATCTCAAAGCAAAAAATCTGTAACTTTTGGAGTCAACTTCTCATGAGGTTGGCTCCATATTTTTTATCGCCTCCACAGTCGGATAACACTCGCATAAAGAGGTGTTGTCATTGGAAGCGCGTGAGTTAAGTCGTGAGTTTTTAAGTGATGTATTGCCAGACGGATATGAAGCAGTCCTTGACAGAGAAAAGCTGATTCGCAATCAGCACATGATCGACATTGAAAACACATCCAAGAAGAGCTACGAAACAGGCACATGGAGCAAACACAAACCGCTGCGTGCGCTGATCTCCATTATCATGCCGCAGCTTATCGCCAAGCTCGAAGCACGGTTAGAGACCGAGCCTTTAACAGCTCGCAGTATGAAGCCTTGCCTCCTGCGCCTGAAAAGCGAGAACTACAAAGGCTATATCTACTTGTCGCTCATGACCCTGTTGGATGAATCCACAAAGAACGCAGCCGTTGGTCATGCTATGGCGGCTATCGGTTCCATCTGTCATGACGAAGCAAGGTTCCGCTTCTGGCATGAGACAGCTCCCAAGTTCTACAACTTCGCTGTCGATCTGGCTCATGAAAATACCAAAGACCCGAACTGGATTAAATCAGGTCTTGTTAAAGCCTTTAACGGTTATGTTGAAGGAAAGTACAAGGACAAAGACGGAGTAAACCGCGAGCACAAAGAAGCTCAGTGGGAAAATTGGGATAAAAGATACCGCAGCTTCATCAAGAAGACCATGTTCGAGCTGATCTACCTGAACACAGGCCTCTTTGAAACTGAGGGCGGTCACTACAACTCCCATGCCAATCGCGAAGAGCTTGCTTATCGCTTGCGTCCTACACGAAAACTCCTTGAGTGGGTGGGTAATGCCGATGCAGAACTCGGCTTGCATGGAGGATTCTATCTTCCGCTCCCTATACCTCCCAGACCGTGGACATCAACGATGGATGGCGGCTTCTGGACGATCTACGGCGATCAGTTACCGCTCGTTAAGAATCGCAATGAAGCATATCAGGAAGAAATACTTAATCTTTCGGACCAGTTCAAAACTGTGTTCGCCGCTGTAAACGCTGCGCAGAATACGGCATGGCACGTAAACAATCGTGTCTTTGAAGTGCTCAAGGCACTTGTGCAGGAAGGGAAACTCACGGCAGGACTCCCCGCCGCTGATGATCTCCCCCTTCCTTGTTGTCCTAAATGCGGCCAACAAGTCTATGAAGGAGTCGATCACCCTTGTTTGAAAAACAAGGAAACCTTAAAGACTTGGAAGAGCCTCGCTAAAGCTATCCACAAAAAGAACGTCAAGATGCGCGGGCAACGTCTACGCCTTGGCATCGCTCTTGAAACAGTCGAACTTATCCGGAACGATAAGGCGTTCTACTACGTCTACCAGACAGACTTTCGAGGCCGTCTCTATCCCCTTGGAGGCATCACGCCTCAAGGTACAGATTGGGAAAAGGGCATCCTTGAATTTGCCGAAGGAGTTCCCCTCGGTCCTCATGGTGCGAAATGGCTTGCTGTACATATAGCAAACTGTTGGGGCAACGACAAAGTGAGCTACGCAGAACGCGAGCAATGGACGAAAGAAAATGCGTTCTGGTTTATCAAATGTGCTCGCGAGCCTCTTATCTATCGTGAGTGGACAGAGGCCGACAGTCCTTTCATGTTCCTTGCCGCTGCCATGGAGTGGGAACAGTACCTTCGGGAAGGAGACAGCTTTGTATCTCATATACCTGTGGGGCTTGACGGCTCTTGTTCAGGCATTCAGCACTATTCGGCTCTGTTGCGGGATGAAGCTGGAGCACTGGCAACAAACGTTAAGACCCTCCCCGGACAGAAGAAAAAGAGCGACATCTACGGAGCTGTTGCAGAGAAAGCGATTGAGCAGTTCAAGATCGACGCCGTGAGCGGAGATAAAGAGATCGACCGCTTTGCAATGTTCTCCCTAGCTCACAACATGATGGACCGAAAGGTCTGTAAACGTGCGGTAATGACACTCCCCTACGGCTCCACGTACCAGGCGTGTCACAAGTACACGACAGAAAAGCTCGAAGAGAAACCTGAGATCAACCAGTTACCCGAAGATCAGCGAAAGAAGTATTGTCGCTACGTCTCTGGCGTCGTCTGGCAGTCAATCCCTAAGGTTGTTCTCGGTGCTCGTCAGGGCATGGATTTTCTCAAGACCCTTGCTCATCTCGTCGTTAAAAGTGCGTGTCCCATTACATGGGTAGCGCCGACAGGATTTGTCATTCATCAATCCTACTACGTCCCAAAGGTTTCACTGATATGGACCGAGCTGAACGGTGGTACTCGTGTACGAATCACACAAGTTGAAGATTCAAAGTACATTGATAAAGCCCGACAGGTCTCAGGTATTGCTCCTAACTTCATCCATTCTCTTGATGCTAGTCATCTAATGTTCTCAGTCGTAAAAGCTCATGAACAGGGCATTACTGCCTTTGCTCTGGTACACGATTCACTTGGTACTCATGCGGGTAAGACACAGGAATTCTTTGAAATTCTACGTGAACGGTTCCATTACCTCTACAAGAACTTCACCCCTCTTCATACATTTGTCTCGCATGTCAAACCACTTATCCCGGAAGACATGCAGGATAAGATTCCTGAGATACCAATGCTAAATACATTAGACATTGATTGTGTACTGACAAGCGACTATCTGTTCAGTTGAGCAAACCCTGATGGACACTGGATTCAATAAAAGTGTCAATTAGTGAGAAAGAGGAGAAAAGAGTAGATTGAATAAGGAGAAAATATTAAAACTATATTTTTACGTATGTAATATTTTAGTTCTATTATTTTTCTACTCCTTCAATATTAAGATGGTATATAACCAGACCATAATCATCTTAAACCCTTTTAAGATAATCTTATAAAAATATATAAGGAGCATGGAACGTGGGTTATAACGTGTCGTATGATTCGCTTTTGATGCGCGTCGGAAACGCAGATATGCGTCAGGCGTCGCAAGTCACCATGAATATCTTGAATACCTTACAAGATTTCCCTAAAGAGATTCAAGCCATGAGTTCTGCTGTCTTGTTTCTCTGTCTTTGCGAGCGCTTTCATCTTCGCGCTCCTGATGTGCTGTCGTGTGCAGATGCTATGGTGAAGAAGTCTGGCGGTTACAGTCAGGCTAATTTCGAGGCTGTCCGAGCCTATTTAAAAAACGAACTGGAGGACTAGGAAATGTTGAAGGAAAAGAAGTTGAAGAACGGGAAGATCATGCTGGAAGGTACGACTCCGAAGGGAAAGTCTCTGTATGCCAAGGTACATGAACCACAGTCGAAGATTGGCGGTCAGCCTGTTGACCCCTTCTACTCCATCACCCTGCTGATGGATAAGGATGACCCCGCAGCACAGAACTTCATTCAGCAGCTTGATAACTTTATGGAGCAGGCTGAACTTCTTGCAAATGAATTCGTCTCTAAGGCGAAAGGCCGTCAGAGACAGAAGCCGCAGTTGCAGAACGCCAACTATGGAGAATACTTTGATGATGAAGGTAATGAGACGAACTATTACTTCATCAAGGCCAAGGCTAAAGCGTCAGGCACGACACAGGCGGGAAAGAAATGGAATTTCAAACCCTCAGTCTTTGACGCCAAGGGGACGCCCTTTCCTACCAAAAATCCCCCTCTTGTCGGCAATGACTCCATTTGTCGTGTTGCTGTCGGAGTTACGCCCTACTGTCAGGCTATCGGCTATGGCCTGTCAATTCATCTTGATGCAGTACAGGTGCTTGATCTGGTCGAGTACAACAACCGTTCTGCGAAGGGCTACGGCTTCGAGACCGAGGAAGATGGGTACAGCGTCAATAACAGCGCGTCTTTTCCCGAAGAAACGGACGAAGAAGACGGAGCTGTATTTTCGGACGATCACGGTGAAATGCCGAAGTCTTACAGGGACGAGGCCGCTGATTTTTAGATGATACAGTTCCGCAAAAAGCACGGCCCCAAGCGTCACAGTGCTGGCGACGGCTTCTCACGTTTTGAAGCCGAAGTCAACGCCGAGCTTGAGGCCAACGGTATCTTCAATGCAGGGAAGACTGAGCCTATCCCCTACGACATCAATGCTAAGTACGTTCCCGACTTCGTGCTGCCGAACGGCATTATCATCGAGACAAAGGGATGGTTCCCCCCGGAAGATCGAAGAAAAATGGCAAATGTCAAGCGGTGTCATCCAGAGCTTGACATTCGCTTTATCTTTTTGAAAGATCAGCCGATTACGAAAGGCTCAAAGACTTTGTATTCAACATGGGCCGAAAAGCACGGCTTCCCTTGGGCTTTAAAGACCATCCCTGTTGATTGGATTTATGAAGAAAGGAGAGATACGAATACGAACGATTGACATGTTAATCATTCACTGCGCAGCGACGACTCCAACCATGAACATCGGTGTCAAGGAGATCGACCGCTGGCATAAGCAGCGCGGCTTCTTCAACTTCGCAAGCGGCCTGTCCATCGGGTATCACTACGTCATTAGACGCGATGGTACTGTTGAAAAAGGACGCCCCGACAGCGAGGCAGGAGCGCACGCTAAAGGCTACAACGCACACTCTCTTGGCATTTGCCTTGTTGGTGGCATCGACGCCAACGGCAAGCCAGAGAATAACTTCACCCCTGAACAGTGGGGTGCGCTTATTGAACTCGTGATTAAACTCGCGAAATCCTATCACATTTCGCGGGACAAGATCATCGGACACAATCAGGTAGCAGCGAAAGACTGCCCCTGCTTCTCCGTCCCTGAGTGGATTGAGGAGCACAAAGACATCTTCGAGAAGGAAGGAATTAAGTAATGAAAGCATCATATAACGATCTAGTTCGCGCATATCAGGCATGGAGACAGGACTACAATCCGCAGAAGGTTACACTCAAACAGGCCAGAGATGAGGCCGACTGTTTTATTGAAGCCTTAAAATCTGTGCTGAGAGATTTCGATGCCGTTACGCTTTACGGTTTTGGCACTCTTGACGCCAAGGTTGTCATAGTTCCCGCAGGCGAGCGCTACAATCCCGCCACAGGCAAGAAGGAGAAGTTTAAGAAGCACAAAACTGTACGTGCTCATTTCCGTCCTTACAAGAACCTTAAAGAGACTATCCTTAACAGCTAATGTCCACCAGTGAAGCAATCCGAACCCACATCCCCTGTCCCCTGTGTGGTTCACACGACGCCGGAGCTGAATACTCCGACGGCCATTTTTTCTGCTTCTCGTGCCAAGGACATATACAGGGGGACAGCGAAAAAGGAGAAAAGTCAATGCCAAAGGAACTGTTGAACGACCTTGAATTTGTCCCGCTCACCAAGCGCAAGATCACTCTCGAAACATGTCAGAAATATGGCTACGGCATCGCTCATGACGGCCAATCCACGTGGCAGGTCGCTCCCTATCGCAATCAAGACGGAGAGCTTGTCGGCCAGCATCTGCGAGGCCCGGACAAAACGTTTCGTTGGCGTGGCAATCCAAAAGACTTGCAGCTTTTCGGCCAACACCTTTTTGCGGGCGGGGGCAAAATGGTCATCGTCACCGAGGGCGAGATCGACTGTCTGAGCCTGTCACAAGTGCAAGGAAATAAGTGGCCTGTCGTCAGTCTCGCCAACGGTGCGGGCAGTGCTGTCAAGGCATTCAAAGACAACCTTGAGTGGCTTGAGTCCTTTGAGCGCGTCGTGATCTGCTTTGACATGGACAAACCCGGACAGGAAGCCGCCAATGCAGCGGCCCAAGTCCTCAGCCCCGGCAAAGCCTATATCATGGAACTGCCGCTCAAAGACCCGAACGACATGCTCAAAGCAGGCCGCACCGAAGAGCTTGTCAATTCAATATGGCAAGCCCGCCCCTACCGTCCCGACGGCATTATCGGAGGCGAAGACCTGTGGGCTGAGATCATCAAGCCCCCAGAGAAAAGCTACACCACCCCATACAGGAAGCTCAACGTCATGACCGAGGGCATCCGAAAGAAGGAGTTGTGGCTTTTCACAGCGGGCAGCGGTATCGGCAAAAGCACCGTCGTACATGAGATCGCGTACCACCTGATGATGAAGGAAGGCTTGACGATTGGCGTAATGGCACTCGAAGAGTCCAAGCGTCGTGCAGCCGAGCGCTATCTGAGCATCTACATGAACAAACCCTTGCACCTCACTCGTGAAGGAGTAACCGAAGAAGATTTGAGAGCCGCCTACAAGGCCACTATCGGCCAAGAAGGGCGGTTCTTTTTATATGACCACTTCGGAAGTTCAGACATCGATACGCTCATGTCCCGCATCCGCTATATGGCCGTCTCCTGCGGCATTGACTTTCTTGTGCTCGACCATATCTCGATAGTTGTTTCCGGTCTTCGTGATGCTGGCGATAATGAACGCAAGCAGATAGACCAACTGATGACAGCACTGCGCAGCCTTGTCGAAGACACAGGCATCGGCGTACTAGGTGTCGTTCACCTCAAGCGCCCTGCGCAGGGCGAGAGTTGGAACGAAGGTAAAGAACCATCACTGACCGACCTGCGAGGGTCAGGCGGCCTGGAACAACTTTCAGATACAGTCATCGCACTCAGCAGAAACCAGAGCGACGAAGAGCAGGGCAATATCAGCCAGCTCATCGTGTTGAAAAATCGATTTACAGGCGTGATCGGTAAGGCCGATACGCTTGAGTACAACAACAGGACGGGACGCTTGCTTGCTGTTGATAAGCCGGAAGACAACCCGTTCGGAAAGGATGCGCAGCATGAAACCAAACGCACAGAAAAAGCAGAAGCTCAAAGAAGTCCTGTGGAGAAGAGAACAGCTCAGAAGAAAAGGAATCGTTCTTCCGCAACCAAAGGAGAAACCGTGGTTTCGCCGTTGGTGGGACAGCCTGATGCTGAAAGCGGGACTGGCCCGGTAGAGGGCGAACTGGATTTTTAATGAAAGCACTGTCTCTATTCTCTGGAATCGGTGGTCTGGAACTCGCTGCTATGCAGTGCGGGATCCAGACCATTGCTTTATGTGAGATTGAACCGTTCCCGGTAGCTGTGCTGTCTAAGCGGTTCCCTGACATTCCGATTCTTCCCGATGTGCGAAAGGTGGATGGACACGATTATGCAGCAGTTGATGTTATTTTCGGAGGATTCCCCTGTCAAGACCTCAGTCAGGCAGGGAAAAAAGCAGGACTTGTCGATGAAAAAGGAAACGCGACGCGAAGCGGATTGTGGTTTGAAATGCTCCGAATCATCACCGAAGCTCGACCTCGTTTCGTCGTTGCTGAAAATGTTCGTGGAGCGGTTAACAGCGCCCTGGATACGGTCACGTCTGGTTTGGAAGACGCAGACTACAAAGTCTGGCCTTACGTCATACCGGCATCTGCGGTTGGCGCGCCTCACCAAAGGGAGCGGCTCTTTGTCATCGCAGTCCGAAAAGACATCTGGTCTTCTTTGGCCGACATCACGCCAGAGGGACTTCAAAGGTCCTGCGAGTCTGAACTACTACAAAAAGAATGGGAGAAATCCAACGACCAACGGCCTGCCGGAGGCAGTGCTGTTTTATGGCGAACACCAGCCTACAGTGACTGGAAAGGTTCTGTAACAGAGACTAAATACCAGGAGAGACTGACAAAGAAGCTGCCTATTAAACTCGAACACCAAGTTGCACATGAAGAATACATGTGGCGTACTCCCTATGCCAATATGTCACGTGGCGCTATCAGTGAAGCAAAGTATCAAGAACGTCTTGAACGAGGCATGCCCAACGCTCTGAACTATCAAGTCGCGCACGAGGAGCGCAACTGGCCGACGGCGACAGCTGGACATGATGAGCGTAGGGGTTCGACGCAGTACCGGCCAGGATCAATGCACAGCGTGAATCTCGGAGACATTGTGACGGAGGTCGAGGGCCGCCGTGGTCAGCTCAATCCTGACTGGGTCGAGCAGCTGATGTGTTATCCGTCAGGGTGGACAAATCTTGACTGTGACGAACCGTCCCAGTGGATGGGATGGCCAGCTTGTCCAGGACAGCAGCAGTTTGATTATGAGTATCCTAGAACAGTTATCGGCGGTAAAGATCGTGCTAAACGATTGAAGGCTTTAGGGAACAGCGTTGTTCCATTGCAAGCCTTTCCTGTATTCAAAACTGTTCAATACCTTGATTATCTTACTAGGAGTGTTAAAAATGAACTTCCCTAAGTACAGTAAAATCCTGAACCTCTATGACCGTGACCCCATCACCGGCAGAATTATTGAGGGACAGTATTCCCAAAAGGTCTTCAGTCATTTGAAAGACATGTTGTGGGTAGGTGCTGAGAAAGTGGATGGTACAAACATTCGTCTCTGTTGGAACGGCGACAGAGTGACCATCAAGGGCAAACGCGAAGAGAGTTCCGTTCCTCCATTCCTTATGGAGTATCTCATAAATCGTTTCTGCACTCCCGAAGTTGAAGAGCTGTTCGAGAAGAAGTTTGGTGTCACCCCCGCCGTGGTTTTCGGCGAGGGATATGGCAAAGGTATTCAGGGGTGCGGCAGCAAATACGACCCTGAGGGGAATCACTTTATTGCCTTTGACGTATGCTTCCCAGAAAGCGGTCTGTATCTTTCTTGGTCTGACATGTGCGATACAGTAGATGATCTCGGTATTGATCGCGTTCCCGTACTTATCTTTGATACCCTCGACCGACTTGTACAGCTTGTTAAAGACAAACCTCTTTCTGCACTGGCACGTTATGACATTGCTATCGAAGGTCTAGTTGCTCGTCCTATTGATGAGCTTCGTACAAATCAGGGTCGAGTCATGTGCAAGATTAAGACGAGGGATTTCTGATGAGCTTATTTGGTATGGTTCTCGCCTTTATTGGCGGCTGGTTTCTCGGCCTGTGTACTGGAGACGATGACTGATGAAGAACCTTCGTAGATTTGAATATACAGACATTGACGGAGACCAGTTAAATATTGACCACTACGTCAAAGAAAAAGCTGTAGTACTTACAATTATGGAAGATACTCTGTTTTCTGAAACCAGAGCTTTTTTGCTTGATAAGGATTTACTTGAAAAAGTCATTGGCACTTTACAGGATTGTCTATCAAAAATGAAGGGTGACTAAATGTGCTCGTCTTCGACATCGAAACAGATGGACTGCTCGACCAAACTACGCGACTACACTGTGCCTCAATCATGGACACAAGTGTGGGAACTGTGGAAACGTTTGCTGACAGAGGAAAGTATTCTCGAATTAGTGACGGGCTTGCTTACCTGTCCGACGCTGATTGCATTGTCGGTCATAACGTTTTGTGTTTTGATATTCCAGCTTTGCAGAAACTTTATCCAGATTTTGTGCCGAAAGGTAAAGTCCTTGATACGCTCACACTTTCCCGACTCATCTGGCCCAATCTTGCCGAAATCGACTTCGACAAAATAAGACACGCCAAGACCCCTTCTGACCCTTATTTTCACTTCCCCTCCAAGCTCACTGGTTCCCACAGCCTGCGAGCTTGGGGGTTTCGTTTAGGCGTCCTCAAAGGGGACTTTAGTGAGACAACCGACTGGCAAGAGTGGTCTGAGGCCATGTGCAGTTACAACAGACAGGACGTAGTTGTGACAAAAGCCCTCTATGACCTGATCTGCAAGCAGAATTACAGCGAGGAGGCAATTAACATTGAGCATCAATTTCAGAGAATTATTTTCCAGCAAGAGCAGAATGGATTTCCTTTTGACGGAACGAAAGCGGCTGAATACTACAGCAAACTTGCTCAGGAGCGCAGTTCTCTCGAATTCTCGCTGCAAGAGATATTTCCTCCTAAAGATCGCGGAAGCTATTTCACGCCTAAACGCGACAATCGTTCACGAGGCTATACAGCGGGAGTGCCGGTATGGAAGCCTAAGCTCACCCCCTTCAACCCCGGTTCACGACAAGAGATCATCGAAAGGCTTCAAGAAAAGTACGGTTGGCAACCCAAGGATTTTACTGAGAAAGGACAACCGAAGGTAGATGAAGACGTCCTATCACAGCTCGAATACCCCGAAGCAAAACTCCTGTCCGAGTATTTTCTCGTCCAGAAAAGAATCGGTCAGCTTGCCGAGGGCAACAACGCATGGCTCAAGCTCGTAGCTCCAGATGGGAGGATACACGGACATGTTATTACGAACGGTGCTGTTACTGGCCGCTGTACGCACACTCATCCTAATTTGGCTCAGGTTCCAGCCGTTGGTGTTCCGTGGGGTGCGGAGTTTCGTTCTCTTTTTTATGCCCCTGATGGCTGGCTTGTGCTTGGAGCTGATGCTTCTGGACTGGAACTTCGGTGTTTGGCTCATTACATGGCTCGGTACGACGGCGGCGCATACGCCCAAAAGATACTCGAAGGAGACATCCACTGGCATAACGCCCAAGCACTAGGTCTCGTTGGCAAAGACGAAGCCAAAGACCCTAATAACGAGCATCACATGTGGGCCAGAAATAAGGTAGCCAAGCGCTTCATCTATGCTTTCATGTATGGCGCAGGCGATGCCAAGCTCGGTGAGATCGTCGGTGCGAAAGATGAAGAAGCCGCAGTGCAGGGGAAGAAACTTCGCTCTACATTTCTCCGCGCACTCCCGGCCATGAAGAACTTGATTGAAGACGTGAAGTATGTTGCAAAAGAGCGCGGATACCTGTTAGGTATTGACAAGCGCCGCTTGCCTGTGCGTAGTCAGCACAGCGCGTTGAACACTCTTTTGCAGTCAGCCGGAGCTGTTGCCGTCAAAAAAGCGACGTGCATCCTCTGGGACGATCTTACAGCAGCCGGATTAGTCCCGTTCGTTCAGCAAGTCGCCCATGTGCATGACGAGTACCAGCTCCTTGTTAAAAAAGGTTTCGAGTCTCAAGTTGGCAAAATAGCGGTAGAGGCTTTTCGTAAAGCAGGTGAATATTTCAAGTTCAGAATCCCTTTAGACGGGGAATACAAAGTCGGTCATAACTGGGCCGAAACACATTAGAAAGGTGGAAATTAACATGAGAACTGACTTCGGTGATATTAAATCCATTCTGGGTATGACTCTTCAAAGGATTGACAATGCGTCAAAAGATTATGACGAACTCTTAGACGATAACGTGAAAATGAACACTGAGATTTCAGACCTCAAGACGGAAATTGGCAGACTTGAAGCGCTTCTGGCTGATAAGAAGCCTGAGAGCGAATGTGAGGGCGACTGCGAGTGCGATTACAACTGTGAGTGCTGTAAGTGCAGAGAGGAAGTTGAGGGCGAATCTGAGCCTACGCTGAAAGACCTCTATGAACTCGGGAAGTACCTCGTCGATACCGTAGACGAGATTGAGGCAATCAGTATTAGAGTCGTTCGTAACAAAAATGCCGACACCGACGACACTGAATGAAGCGTTGGCCGAAATTGAGGTGTTGAATACGCAGATTGCCTATTTGCAAGAGCAAGCGGCGATTGCATCCGCTATTACGAATAAGGAAATTCCTGATTATTCAACCGTTCTCGGCAATATGCACTCGGAGTTGGAGACGATTGCAGACAACACTACGCCTCAAGCTCCGTCAACTCCGGCAAGCCCTCCCCCTGCCCCTACTGTTAATACTGGTTATGTAAGTTACTAGAAAGGAGGTAACAAATATGGCTGACCCCGCAACTCTTGATGATGTTGTTGCTAAACAGGATATGATTATTTCTAAACTCGATCAGCAGAACACCAAGCTCGACGCTGTGAAGACCGCGACTGAGAGTGCTGCTGCCTCTGCTGCCAACGACGTGGAGATCATTGGCTCGCCTGGTATCGTTGATACCAGAGTCAACTCTCAGCGCGTCTTCGTTGTTTCACCGTGGCCCCCTGAATCCTAAGTCCTAAAGAAAGGAGTGGCTATCCATGCCCTCTGTTGGTCTCGTTAATGAGATGAACCTGTCTGTCAATGACATCGTCGCCTTCGCTCGCGTCTGTACGACGCCACTTGATAAAGATGTTATTCCTGAAGGTCCTTGTTCACCAGAGCAGTACGAAAAGAACGTCAAACTCGTAAAATCTCTCTATAAAAAAGGTCATCTGAGTGTCTTTGAACATTCGCAGATGACCTTTCTTGTTACGTGCAGTAGAGCATGTTCTTTGCAGCTTGCCCGTCATCGGCACATCTCGCGTACTGAGATGAGTCAGCGATATGTAAAAACAACAACGGCAGACCAGTTTGTCATTCCACCTAGTATTAAAGACAGTGAACATGAAGCGTTTTTTATTAAAAAGTGTCAGGAACAGCTTGCCGCACATGAAGTCTTTGTCTCTGATGGTATAAAACCAGAAGACGCTCGTTTTCTTCTTCCCGAAGCGACTAAGACCCGCATGTTCATCACACTCAACCTTCGCACCCTCCTTGAGCTGCGTGACAAGCGCATGAACAACCCCGGCGCTCAGTGGGAGATCAGAGAACTTGTCCGGCAGATGTGGGACTGCTTGCCTGATGATTTGAAAGACTGCCTGACTGATGAAGACAACCCTGCTGATTGACGGTGACATCCTCGCCTATCGAGCCGCCGCATCAGCCGAACACGAAATCCGCTGGGACGAAAACCTCTGGACGCTGCACAGCGACCTTCGCGACGCCCAGCGGATTTTTTATGAGCAGATGCAGCAAGTCGAAGATGCACTCCAGCACGACCGGGTGATCATCGCCCTTAGTCCTGAGAAGAACTTTCGCTATCGCATCTGGCCGCAGTATAAGGCCAACCGTGCTGATAAGCGTCACCCCATGTGCCTTGCTGCTCTCAAGGAGTGGATTGAAGATGAGTATGAAACATTCAAGAGGCCGGATATTGAAGCTGACGATGTGCTTGGCATCCTTGCTACTAGTCCTTATATCGTCAGGGGCCGCAAGTGCATCGTCTCCGTTGACAAGGATTTTCGCGGCGTCCCATGCGAATACTACAACCTTAATACAGAGGAACTCGTCGAGATCACGGAATCGCAAGCCGACCAATGGCACATGCTCCAAACCCTCATGGGCGATGCAGCAGACGGCTACCCCGGCTGTCCCAAGTGCGGCCCCAAAACCGCTGAAAAAATCCTCAATGACGCCCAGACTTACGAAACGATGTGGCCCCTCGTCGTTCAGGCGTATGAAAAACAGGGCCTAGGCGAAGAGTACGCTCTGACAATGGCGCGACTGGCGCGTATCTGCCGTCGCGGTGACTATGACTTCAAAAAGAAAGAGGTTATTTTATGGACTCCACCGACAAATTCACTAAAGTAATCGCAATCTATGCGAATGGACACGGCGCAGGAAAGAGCACGCTTGCTCGCTTCATTCACGATTATGTGATGCAGTGTACAGATAAACAAGCAGTGATTTATTCATTCACTGAGAACATTAAAGAAGCCGCAACCGAACTTCTTCCTTGGGATGCTGTATATACCCATAAGGATGAACCGCGAGCAGAGCTTGGTGGTAAAACACCACGTGATTTGTTCATCTTCCTCGGTGAAGGAATCAAGCGCAAGTTCAATCCTCTGTTCTTTGTTGACAAAATCATTCACGATATAAACGAATATGGCAATGATCTGGTGATTATCGATGATCTCCGCTTCCCTGATGAACTGAGTCGCTTAAGAGAAGAATATGGCCCTGATCTCTGCGTCGTCTATCTCGAAGGACCTGTTGACGGTCCCAATCAGGACCCCAGCACCGAAGGACTGATCGACGAAGGTGAAGCCGATGTTCACATCAACAACATTGGGACACTTGGACAGCTTTATGATAAAGCAGTCTTTATCGTCACGGAGGTGCTTGGCATTGAATGAGTTTGTGAAACAAGTCGCTGAATTCCAGCGTACCTTTGACCCTGAGAACATCACAGGTGATCGTTCTCGTCTTGAATTTCTCCCGGTAGATAAAGGACAGGCGCTTATTAAACTGCGTTATGAGCTTATCGCGGAGGAAGGGAATGAACTTAAAGCGGCTTTGCAGGATTTATTTGATCTGTATGAAAAAGCCCGCAGTCGTCACGAATCCTTGTTTAGATTTCTCTCCAAAAGCACTAGCGATAACGTTGTTCAGTGGCATAACGCCAAGAAAGAAGTCGCTGACGCCCTCGGTGACATCCTCGTCGTCACCATCGGCACCGCTCTCGCTTTCGGACTTGACATCGAGGAGATCATGCGTCGCATCCACGAAAGCAACATGTCCAAGCTCGGCGCTGACGGCAAGCCCATCTACCGCAAAGACGGCAAAGTGATGAAGGGACCGAACTACCACGCCCCAGAACTGGATGACCTCGTATGAGCCGCCTCAAACTCCACACGCTTGATGATCTCGACAGAGAAGATATTGTCAAGAGTTTCAATGAAGCATACGCACAGCTAGAGTCTGTCTTATACAAAGTCGAAGGTAATCCTGATGTCTCTCGTCAGGTAGATGCTCTGTTAGTTGAGGTAGACGCTCTCGCCACCCAATTTGAGGAGGCCGAATACGCAGCAGATGTCTACGCACGAGATTAGAGACCATTACACCGACGAATTCCTAGAATCCCTCTACTCAAAAATCTGCCTCGCCCACGCTTTTGTGAGCGGGGCAGAAGAAATGATGAACACATGCGACGCACCGATCGATGATCTCTATGAGAAGGTCGAGCTTGTCTTTGCCGAGATCGATGACCTCTTCGACCGCATGTGCAAATTGACTGACCGGGTGCGCGTCACGCCGCCTGATGATGATAAAAGGAGCAACAATGCCGCATACAAAATTGACCCCGCTCGCCCTTGACATTCTCGCAGATCGCTATTTGTGGAAGAATGACAAGGGCGAAGTTATTGAAACACCTGACGAGATGTTCCACCGAGTTGCGCACTGTGTCGCACAGGCTGAGCCGGAACATCAGCGTAGCTATTGGGAAAACGAGTTCTACAAACTCATGTCTTCCCTCGACTTCCTCCCCAACTCCCCCACCCTCATGAACGCTGGACGCCCCGCACCGCACGGACAGCTTTCAGCCTGCTTCGTGATCGGCATTGAAGACAGCATGGAAAGCATTTGTGAAGCACTGCGAAAGCAAATGCTCATCCACAAATCCGGCGGCGGTACAGGCTTTAATTTCAGCAATCTCCGTCCCGAAGGTGGACAGGTCAACAGCACCAATGGTCGTGCTAGTGGCCCAGTCTCTTTTATGCGCCTCTTCGACCTGTCCACTGACATCGTTCAGCAGGGCGGCATGAGACGTGGCGCGAACATGGCGATTCTCAACGTCGATCATCCCGACATCCGCAAGTTCATTCACTGCAAGGACAAAGACGGTGAGATTCACAACTTCAACCTCAGCGTGGGCCTGACCGACGAATTCATGTCAAAGGCCGTAGACCCCACGACCAAGGAACACGCCCTCCTTATGGAGATCGCAGAAAGCGCGTGGAAGACAGGCGACCCCGGCGTAATTTTCCTCGACACTATGGAAGCCACCAACCCCACGCCAGAGCTTGGCACACTCAACGCCACAAATCCCTGCGGTGAGCAGCCGTTGCTCCCCAACGAGGCGTGCAACCTCGGCTCTATTAACCTCGTCAACATGCTCGATGACGACTACATGTTCGACTGGAACAAGTTCAAAGTTACCGTTGTCACCGCTGTCCGCTTCCTCCGTGACGTGATCGAAGTCAACCAGTACCCGCTTCCAGAGATCGCAGAAGCTGTTAAGCGGACTAAAAAGATCGGCCTCGGCATCATGGGCTACGCGCACATGCTCTATTACAAGGGCATCCCATATGACAGCGACGGCGCTCTGAATTTGCTCGACGTCATCATGAGCACCCTCAAATCCACGGCCAAACATGCCGCAGGCCCAGAGAACAAGGCCCTCACCTGCATCGCCCCTACCGGCACTCTCAGCCTCATCGCAGGCGTCAGCTCTGGCATCGAGCCAGTGTTCAGCCTGCACCACACCCGCACCTACACTGACAACTACGGCAATCCTCACACCGAGGATATTTATGACCCAGTGTATCAGGAGTGCATCGAAAAAGGCATTCACGATCACCTCTCCCCTGAACAGCAGGACCGCATCTTCGCCACCGCCTACACCGTCTCACCAGAATGGCACATCGATACACAGGCTGTTGCACAGGAATACAGCGATGCAGGTGTCAGCAAGACGGTCAACATGCGCAACACCGCCACCGTTGAAGATGTCTATAACGTCTATGTTCGTGCGTGGGTGAAGGGCTGTAAAGGAACAACCATTTATCGGGACGGCAGCAAGTTCTCTCAGGTGCTGAAATGTCCTGAATGTGAAACATTTTAATCTTCAAATAACGAGAGAACATTATTCCTCAAATGCATAAAGAAAGGAGTGCTTATTCCTTTGTGTTTTAGTAGTTCGGCACCGCAGCCGACGTATTCAACGCCTCCGGCCCCAGAGCCGACGCCTGAATCCGTTCGACCGATTCTTGAAAGCGATATGCACAAGAGTGCAGGCGCTTATAACAAAATGCGCATGGGATTGTCAAGCAAGCGGACAGACTTAAACGTTCCTGCCGTTGGCAACAGTGGTACAGGCTTACATGTCCCAACCTAATAGCTACGTCAACACCTTTATAGGCGGCGCTTATGACACACTTGAGAGCCGCTATAACTTTTTTGCGGGGTATCGAGAAAACTTCTGCCACCGTGCCGAAGAGTGCTCTAAGTACACTGACCCCTACTTGTTTCCTCCTCAGGACCAGAACGGAGAAAAGCTGCAATCACCGTGGCAGAGCGCAGGAGCGGAAGGAGTTACTTCCTTGTCTTCCCGTATCCTGTCTATTATTCTTCCACCGAATAGACCGCCCTTCCGTCTTCGTGTTGAGAAGAATCCGGCTACCCCGGAAGAGAAACAGAGATGGCAGCATGTTGAAGCCGCGCTCAGACAGATTGAGAACATCGTTACAGCTCACATCGAAACTCTTGGAGATCGTGTAGTACTGGCCGAAGTTATCCCCCATCTGCTAGTAACAGGCAATGCCTTGCTGCATATCCGTCCTGATGGCATGAGAATGTTCAGCCTCCGTGATTACGTCGTCCGTCGTAATCCTCGCGGAGAGTGCGTAGAGATCATCATTAAGGAAAAGATCGACCCCCGTTTCCTCGACCCTAAAGATCGAGAGCGCGTAGAGCACATCAATCCTGACGAACCTGACAAGCCTCGTTCCCGTGACACTTTCCTCAACTTCTATACCCAGGTATTACGGACCTCGCAGAGCTGGAAAGTCCGACAGGAATGTAAAGGTCTTTGGGTAGGCCGAGAGCGTTCTTATGCATTAGATGCATGTCCGTGGCTTCCTTTACGCATGTATCGCATAAACGGAGAAGACTATGGACGAGGCTACACTGAGAAATACTTGGGAGATCATAAGGCCCTTGAAGCTCTTATGCACGCTCTTGTAGACGGTGCAGCCGCCGCAGCGAAAGTTAATTTCCTCGTCAACCCTAACGGAACCGTCAAGCCCAAACAGCTTGAGAAAGCCCCCAACCTTGGCATACTTGCAGGAAAGGCCGATGAAGTCACCGTCCTGCAAGTACAGAAGATGAACGACTTCCGAACTGCTGCTGAAATGGTGAAAGACCTTACTCAGCGCCTAGCCCGTGCGTATCTGCTCAACAGCGCTATCCAGAGAGACGCCGAACGAGTCACCGCAGAAGAAATTAGATACATGGCTCAAGAGCTTGAATCTGCTCTTGGCGGTATGTACTCCGTTCTCGCTAATGAGTTCCAGCGTCCCTATATTCATATGCGCATGGAGTATATGAAACAGGCTACACCTAAACTCCTGCCTGATCTTGGCAACGAAGTTGAGATTGAGATTGTCACAGGCATTGACGCCCTTGGCCGGGGACAAGATACCAATCGTCTTACGCAGTTTATTGATGTGTGTGCCAAAACCCTTGGTGAAGCATCAGTGCAGTATATCAATGTCCCTGCGTTTATGAAAGCCTTGGCTTCGTCTATTGGCATTGACGACATCTCACTTCTCAAATCCGAAGAGCAGATTCAGCAGGAACAGCAGCAGAATCAGCAGGCACAGTTACTTAACCGTGTTGCACCAAATGCGGTAAATCAGCTTGGAAACCTCGCGGGTAAGAGCATGGAAGCTCAGAACCCGCCTGTGTCCGGGCAGTAAAGGAGAATCCTATCATGGCAAAAGCAAAGAACACCGACCAGAACGCCGTTGTCGCGAACATGGCTGATCTGGCACTCCAGCCGAACACCATGCCTTGCTACACCAAGACTGAGAGCATGGGAAGCGGCATCACTCGCACGACCTTCTATTCGAGTGAAGAGAAGTCCAAGCAGACTTCTAGGGTGATCGCGTAATGGAAGAGACCCTTGAAGTTACGATTGATGAACAGACTGGCGAACAGTCCGTTCAGAACGTTACTCCCGAAACTCCCCCGCAGCTTCCCGAAGATTACGTAGAAGACGACCCTGTTGGCGTCCCGCCTGACTACGAACAAGAAGATCAGGAGGAGGAAAAAGAAGAGGAACCCGAAAGGGAAGACCCTGACGCACTGACTGATGAGATCGCGGAGAATAACGCTGATGCTGATTCAGTTGCGAAGTTCCTCAAGGATAAAGGCATCAATTATGACGAAATGGTTGCTGCCTATACGCAGAATGGTGAGCTGACTGCACAGCAGTATGAAAAGCTCAAGGAAGCCGGACTGCCCCGCAGCATGGTCGATTCCTACTGCGCAGGACAGCAGGCTTTATACGAACGTTGGGTAGATCATGTCCAGAGCTACGCAGGAGGGGCCGAGAATTATCAGGCCCTGATGGAATACGCCTCTCAGACTATGACACCCCGTGAAAAGAACGCTTATGACGCCGCCGTTAATTCTGGTGATGCTGACCGTGCTCGCATTGCCGTCGAAGCCCTGCTCTATCGTTTTCAGCAGGACAATCCCTACCCCGATGAGCCTGATTATGAAGGGTATGCCGGAGCGCAGGAACCCGCTGTCAAAGGCTTCGTTTCACCCGAAGAAGCCTATGCCATGCAGGAAGACCCTCGCATGTTTACCGACCCAGCATTTCAAAGGCTTTTCAATCAGCGTCTTATGAAGACGCCGTTCCTCGTGAACAACTAATTTTAAAATAAAGGAGCTTGATATTTATACCTAATCTTGTTCAGCAGAGCATTTACAACCATCAGGCCGTAACCGCTGGTATGGCGTGGCTTGGAGCCAACAATGGAGCAATCCCCACCGATTGGGATACCCCCGAAGCGAAAGCCCTCTTCATCACCAACTACAAACTCGATATTATGAAGGCCTTCGACCGCAAGTGCATTTTCCGTGATCTGCACCGAGTCCACACCATCACGCATGGCAACAGCTCTACGTTCTACTACACTGGCGTCGCTTGCGCCCATTACCATGAGAAGGGCCGTATGATTCTCGGCACCAACAACCCGCCTATCTCGAAGACCATCATCAACGTTGACGGTCTCCTTCTGGCTGATCTGATGATCGATGATCTTGAGGACGCCATGCTCCACCTTGACGTTCGTCAGGAGTTCTCGCATCAGCAGGGCGAGGCCCTTGCCAACGCTATGGACGAGCGCATTGCCCGTCTGTTCTACCTCGCGGCTCGTTCCGGCCCCAAGAACCTTGACCACCCCGGTGGCTCTGTGATCTCTGCTGCTAATGCAGCTACTGACGGTGAAGTGCTGGCCGACTGCATCTTCGCCGCTGCTCAGACCCTTGACGAGAAGGAAGTTCCTGAGAGTGACCGCTTCATCGTCGTGAAGCCCGCTCAGTTCTACATGCTCACCAAGGTGAAGGACCTTATCAATCGTGACTTTGGCGGCTCTGGCTCCATCAAGGATGTTCAGCTCGGCTCCATCGCCAACATGCCGATCAAGAAGAGCATGAACCTTCCCAACGGCCAGAACATCACCCAGCGCATCAAGGGCGAGAACAACAACTACACTGGTGACTTCACCAATTCCGTCGCTATCGTCGCCAACCGCAACGCCGTTGGTACGGTGAAGCTCAAGGACGTGTCCGTGAAGATGTCCGGCAGTGAGGTGCGTATCCTCTTCGAGGGCCAGCTCATCACGGCTTCTTACGCTATGGGACACGGCATCCTCGACCCTCGCGGCGCTATCGAGATCGCTAACGCGACTGGTCAGGGCGCTACGAGTACGCCTGTCGTCACTTCTGAGACCACTCCGAGCAACATGTAAAACCATAGTTAAGGCGGTACTTTTTATGATTTTGTCAAAAAGTACCACCTTAACTCTTTACTTTTACGAAAGGAGACCTTAGAATAGTGGCACGTAAAAACGTAATTGCCCTGCTTGACAATCAGCCTGAGCTTGGCCGAGGCTTCAAAGCACAGATGGCTCGTCGTCGTCCTGTGTCTCGTTCTGAGTACCGCAACGCACAGCGTGTTACGGGAAAGAAAGACGTAGACCTTGCCGATGTTCGTGACATTCGTGCAAGAGGTATCAAAGCCCCCGTTGCTCTAAGCAGACCTAGGAGAAACCGTAAGACCAGAACGGCCCCTGCTGCTCCTAAGAAGAAAGTTTCCGCGCCTCAGTATCCTACCGTAAACAGCCGTCCCGTTGATGATGACCCCACCAAGGCGCATCTTCGTACTGGTGGCAGGGTAGGTGAAGCACCCAAGCCCCGTGCTGAGTTTGACCCTTCCCGCACTCCCCCGCCTCTTGGTGGATTCAGGCAGAAGGTTAAAGTCGATGAGCACGGCGGTGTAAGCGCTAATGAGACCCCGAAACCGAAAACACTAAGCCCTGCTGATCGTGCGCAGTTTGATGTTTGGGATAAAATGCGTGAAAATGAAGCGCGTAAACACGATTCTATACAGCCTTTAAATGCACACACAAGTAGGCGTGAAAAAAGAAATGAAGTGCTTTCGAGCGTACTGCCGAACGCTTCATTAGGTGCTCAAGTTGGTGTCCTAGGGGCCGCAATAAATTCAACCACCGCTAAAGGTAAAAATCGCTTTAAACTTTTGACTGGCTTCGGAGGAGCAAAGCCGTTATCAGGTAATGCCATCATCACAACGGGAAAACCTTTTGTTCGTGATTTAGTGCGGCGTGGCGCTACGGCTGCCGCCGGTGGCGCTGTTTTAGGGCCTGCGCACAAATATGCAACTTTAGAGGCACAAAAAGAAAAGAGAAAGCGAAAGTAAATAGGAAAGGGTGAAAATATTGGAGCAAGAATTGTTGTTTGCAGTTCTTCTTACTGTTGCTTTTTGTTGTGCTATTTTTATGTATTTCAACCTTTATTTTCATCCTAAAAACTTCTATTCGCTCGAATCAATCCTTGCAAAAGTCGAAGCCCATCCAGACGACATTGCAGTTCTAGGCTACGACAAAGCTCTTGAATACGCTCGTGAGTTAGCTACCGCTGAATATAACGAGGATGAAGAAGCTGTTGTGGCAATCATTGAAAAGTATAGGCCAGATTTAGCCTAACCCTCAAAAAACACCACTCCCCTCTGTCTCTCTACAGGCAGAGGGGATTTTTTGTATTCTAGTGCTGCTGTGTGTTGTTTCGTTGAACTTATTGTTTAGATTAGACCGCTATAAGCTGAATAGACGGTAAACCATCGACAAGAAGCTCAGTCCAAAATTTGACGTTTTCTTTAATATGCAGCAGACGTGTCTTTTTATCAAAGTAACCGTCAAAACCAAGACCTTCGAGGTTCAGTAAGAAAGCACTGCGTTCCTCAATAGGCGTATTCTTGTCTACTACTATTCTAAACCTTATAAGTAGCCCTTCCTTTCTCCCGAAGGAAGTCTACCAATACACAGCAGCGTTTTATTTTAACATAGGAGGCCCATGCCACACTCACTTACCGAACTCGACGCCATCAATCTTATGCTAGAGACTATCGGAGCCGCGCCCGTCAACCGTCTCACAGGCGTTCAGAACGAAGATGTGCTCATTGCGCGGCAAATCCTTACCCAGGTATCTCGTGAAGTCCAAACCGAAGAATGGGACTTCAACAGTGAAGATGACTACCCCTTCACACCTGATGAAGAAGGAATCATTCACGTCCCGGACAACATCATCCGCATTGTTCCCTCAAATAATCACACAACGCCCTTCTGGGGGCCTACAGACGTGGTAATTCGAGGGAAAAGGCTCTACGATAGGGCGAATCACACTTTCACCTTCTCAGGGCCTTTCACGGCTGATATAGCCCTCTTCCTCAACTTTGACGAACTCCCCTACGAAGCAAAGCAGTACATCCTCATTCGCGCCTGTCGCAAGTTTGATGTCGTCAGTTCAGGCGACACTGACCGTGAGAAATGGACTGCTCAGGACGAACTTAGGGCAAGAGCTGATCTCCTTGCTGCTGATACCAGACAGGCAAATTCCCACTTCGGACGCATGATCTCTATTGACCCGCTTATTCAGGTGCAATTCTCCCGATGACCGTAATGATTAAGAACATCCCCAATCTTATTGGGGGTATCTCCAGACAACCGCCCGAAACTCGTCTGACAAATCAGTGTGAAGATCAAATGAATTTCATCTGTTCGCCTGCTCTTGGGCTGACAGTACGACCCTCTTTGAAATTTCGCTCCTCGTCGTCTTACAGCAACGACGGAGCATTTTTTATCCTCGACCGTGATGAGAACACTCAGCATAATATCTGGATTAGCGAATCTGGCATCCGTGTCGAGGATTTAGAAGGAAACGTCAAGGACGTTCAGTACAACGATAACGCCCTTGCTTATCTTGCTCTCCCTGACGGTAAAACGCCGAGAGACAGTTATCGCATTTTGCCTGTCGCTGACTACTGCTACATTGTCAACCGCACCAAGACCGTAAAGACCGACCCTGACAGCTCTACGCCCCGCAAGAATCAGGCGTTAATCCATATCAAACAGGTCAATCACGGCACAACGTGGAGCTTGACCGTAGACGGCGTACAGGCTAGTTTCGGCTACTCCACCGATACATCGAAATCCGTATCCACTCAAGAAGTAGCTTCCAGTCTTACATCACAACTCTTATCGAATAGTACAATCGCGGCTGATTTTAACATCATCACAGCGTCTTCGGTGATCTACATTACCCGTAAAGACGGTGACAAGTTCAGTGTCGGTCTTGCCGATACTAAAGGCAACACTTATTCCAGTCTGACTACTTATAAAATCAAGGAATTTACCGATCTCCCTACCATCGCCGTTGATGGCATGATCTGCATGGTCTCAGGTGCTAATGGCTCTACTGCTGATGACTACTATGTGCGATTCAGGGGTACAGGCGAAACTTCACCATATTCGTGGATTGATACGAATGATGAAGTCGAGTCTCATGAGATCGTCGGTTACTTTGACCCCGCAAAGATCAACAGTAACACGCCGATCAAGGTGGGAACAAAAGTCTCCTGCACCAATGTCCCCTCATTCCAGACGACCGTGAAGAACGTCTTTTACGACCGCTGGACGATCATCACCTTTGCAGACCGCTTCCCTTCCAATCCAGGCAACCTGACCTACGGAGTTAAGAACGACACAGAAACAGGCCAGCTTGTGAAAGGCATCTGGGAAGAGTGCGCTGCACCCAATCAGCCTGTCAAATTCAACAACGCTACCATGCCGCATGTTCTTGTACATTATGTAAAAGATGATTCTTGGGTATTTCGTCCTGTTGAATGGGTAGAACGTAAAGTAGGAGATAATGAGTCCGCTCCATTCCCCTCGTTTGTGGACAAGCCCATCACCAATGCTTTCGTCTATCGAAACCGCATCGGCTTCATTGCAGGTGACAGCGTGAGCATGAGCGCAGCAGGAGATTTGGAGAACTTCTTCCCCGAAACTGTTCAGACTATGACTGATGCTGACCCCATCGATATGCACATTGCTGTCGATGATTATTCAGACATCCTTGCTACAACTACAGTACAGGACAATCTCATCTTCTGGTCTAAAAAGCGTCAGTACACTTTGACTACGCCTGAAGCACTTAGTCCTAAAACTGCGGCTATCCTACCCTCTACGGCCTACACGTGTCTACCTGATGCAGGACTTCCCGTCATCGGTGCTCGTGTCTACTTCGTTGATACAGACAATCAGAACGATCAGTTGTATGAGTACGCAATCGATAACACCACAACTACCAAGGAAGGTATCTGCATCACCTCTCATGTCCCCGACCTTGTAGAACATGAGAATCCTATCATCCTCACCGCCTCGCAGACCAGCTCAGTCATCGCCTTGTTCAGCAGCAAGACGCCGAACACCATCTGGCTTTATCAGTTCTACATCGCCGGACAGCAAAAGCTCCAGTCAGCTTGGAGCCGTCAGGTTATCGACGGTGAGATCAGGAACATGGCGTTCCGCAATTCAGTTTTGTGGCTTGAGATCGATTACAATGGTCAGCGCATTATGGCGACAATGGACTTCATGACGAAGCGCAGCAGAGATACGCTAAACTATGTCCCCTCTCTTGATTACTACATCGAGTACGAGAATCCCGGTAAGACCGTCATTTTACCATATATGCCCGAAATGCCCTCAAAAATGACCGTATTGGTGCCTAACTCACTTGGGGAGTATATTCCCCTGTCGAAGTCAAAGTATGAGCTTGACGGGGCGATTTTGACCCTTCCAAAAGCATACAGCAAGGTATATGTCGGTCAGACATTCCACCGCTACTTTAAGTTCAGCGAAGTCTGGTCTACTACGTCCAACTCCAACGACACACAGCTTTCACTTGCATCAGGTCGTGTGCAGCTCCAGCGATGGGAACTTGACTTTACGGCAACAGGAACATTTCTGGTACAGGTGCATAACAAGATTTATGACACCGACTCAAATTACGTTTCTCAGCAGCAGGCCAAGCTCAGTTCAGGCATCTACGGTTCGCCTATCCTGAGAAGCGGCAAATTCACTGTCCCCTGCCGTGGCCGTAATAATGAAATCTCGGTGGCGATTCATTCCGACGATTGGCTGCCTATGACCGTACTCAGCGCCAACGTCTATCTCAACTATACCCGTCACCGTCGCACAATTTAATCGAAAGGAGGCATCCTCACGTATTCCCGTGCAACCTATACTTCCACCGGGACCGTACAGAACTTCTCTGTACCCTTCCCGTTCATTGACCGTTCGCACATCCACGTCTGGGGCATCGACCCCAACACCCGAAAACGAACGGTCGAATATCCTGTTTCCGAATGGATTAACACGTCTACGCCAAAGATCACACTGACTAATGTTCCTGCTCGCGGGCAGCAGCTAATGATCGAGCGCGTCACGCCCCGTGATCTGCCCTTGGTGGATTACGAAGACGGCTCTGTGATCGAAGCTGCTGATCTCAACCTCGGCGTGCTCCAGAATCTTTACATCTGTGAAGAAATCCTTGATGAATTAGGCTGGCAGAGCAATGAAATCGATTTGCTCTGGACAGCTTACAACAATCTGAACACATCACATCAAGCCCTGTCCGAAGCTGTAAGCGCTCTGCGTACAAAACTTGAAGAGACTTATGACATCGCTGTTCGTGGTTTTACCATCGCTCAGGATGCGTGTATATGGCTCAAGATGTGGTATGAACAGTTCATGCCTGCAATCAGCATGTTCATCAATACCACTATCGTTGATGGTGGCACTGTCGGAATCGTAGATGAAATTTATTGTATCGTTGACGGCTACATTGACCCCGATGAATACGATGAAGCGATTATCTATGACGGTGGCACAACTGCTGATTATCACTTTGCTTGGACTCCTGAAGCAATCAAGCTGATGGACGCTTATGACCTAGCGGAAAAAGCATTGTCTACAGCGAAGAAAGCACAGTCTACCGTGCAGAGAGCTTATGATATGGCTGTTCTTGTCTATAACAGCGACCCGTTCATCATTGATGGTGGCGGTGTTGATGAAATGATGGAGTTTCTTGGCTGATGCCGTTTATCTCTAGTTTAGGTAACTGGTTAAGAAAAATCTCTAAATCGTTCATGAATGCCTCAGTCAGTGGACAGACAATCACACTGGCGAGGCATAATGGTGATACAGTAGTTTTAACTGTACCTTATGCTGTACAGACAGAAGCATTGTACAGCAACGAACTAACTCGTACATCTCCGGCAGGGCGTACAGCAGTAGCCTTGCGGCAAGGTGAGAACAGCTCTGATGCGTTTCGTGCTGAAATTGTTGATTTTGGATGGGATTACAGCGACAGAGACGGCGCACTAATCGGTTTAGCTTCAGCATCTAACCCTACTGCCCCCGGCTATTTCTATATCCACGCAAGAAACGCAGACAATAGCACTACGTTAGTGGGCAGGCCCGGAGGCACGCTGACATGGGACGGGCAACAAGTTATTACGATAAACGATGTTGCTTCATCGAATGCGAATGGTCTAATGTCTGCCGAAGACAAGAGCAAATTGGATAATATTGGCCCGGCAACAATTACAAAAATGGGCTTGTTGGATATTACCAATCAGACGGTCGCAGGTCGTAAAAATATAAAAGGTAACAATACCGGTTGGTCAGTTATTAACGCTGATAATACATATGGATGCTCTTTATGGATGGGTAACGGCATCAATCGCGGTCTTTATGACAATACCAATGGCCGTTGGATTGTATACGCTAACGCAACAACGTATTATTTTAATGGACATCAGTTAAATGCCGACGTCCCTGCTGATGCGAAATTCACTGATACAACTTACGAGGACGCCACACAAAGCACTCATGGCTTAATGAGTGCAAATGATAAAACGTATCTTGATTACTCTAAATTTGCAACAGGGAGCGAGGTATTCTTTTATGGCCCTTTTGCTGCATACATAACAACTAACGCAACAGAGCTTGATTTTCTTGTTCCTCTTGCCTTTATACCACCGAATAATGCAACGTCGGTGAGGTTTGTCGGGCTGATCTATCGAAAACCGTCAGGCGGTACGGTGCAACTTGATGTAAATAATCTTACGCTGGTCTCAATGATAACCAGAAACACAGGTATTGAGATACGTTTGCGCGGAACAACAGCTTTAAGTGATGTCAATAACATTAGTATTACATTGCTTGGTAATCTGTACATTACATTTTAAACAGTGGTGATGATTATGTATCGTTCTTTGGATAATCCGCAAACAGTAATTTCGCTTGATGAATTACGGAATCTTTATCCTGATATTTATATTGGTGCTGAATTATCGCCGTCGTCTCTCCGCGATTTAAACCTGCCCTATACCACCACAGATGTCACAATGCTGAAAACTGATAAATTAGACATGCTTGAAGCGTCTTTTGACGAACGTGTTCAAGGTGCATTTACTACATCTCAAGGGTATTTAATGCAGTTCAATACTTCGGACAGCCTCAAAATGCAAGGTGCTATTACTTTGATGGAAGCTGTTGGTTCATCTACTGGTTATATTACACAAGCAAATGATGTAACCAAATACAACATTCCTATTGAAACAATGAAACAAGTGCTTATTGAAATGCT